ATTTGGCAAAGAAGTAGCTAAAGACCTTAGGTACGATAGCTATCCAGAAGTTATAAAGAAGGATATTGCTCGTAAAGATGACAAGTTTGAGGGTAAGGCAGAGCTATACGAGGTTTGGTGCCAAGCAACCGGCAAGGTCTATTGGATGCAAAAAGGTGGTGATAAATCAGTCATTGAAACATCAGACCCACCTACCAAGTTTGACAAATTTTATCCCTGCTCAGTTATTCGCCAAACAGCAGACCCAGATTCGGTAGTCCCAGTATCAGACTACGCTCATGTTAAAGACCAAATCCTAGAAGTTGAGCGCCTTACAACCCGTATCCACGCGGTTACCCAGGCTATCCGCACTAATCAGCTTTATGATGCAACTTTAGGCAATCAGGTAGAACAGCTCTACACTGGCGACCTTAAAGTCATTCCCGTTACCAACTGGCCTAGCTACAAGCAGCGTGGCGGCCTCGCTAACGGCATTGAGAGCCTCAACATTGAGCCGTATATCAACGCCCTAAACATACTCCAGGGTGCTAGACAAACAGCACTACAGCAGCTCTACGAGACCCTTAAAGTGTCTGACCTGCTTCGTGGTACCTCAGAGCAGTACAAGTCAGCAACCGCAAACAGGCTAGAGTCACAGTGGTCATCCCTTGGCCTAATCGTTCGTCAAAACATGTTTGCCAAGTTTATCTCTGATTCTGTTGCAAATCTCGGTACAATTATTGCCGAACAGTTTGATCCAGAAACTATCTTTGATGTAGGTGATGCTGACGCTCTTATAGAGCCTACAATCTTTACTCCTCAGCCACCGCCAGCCCCACCAATGCCAGAAATGGGTCAAGAAGGTATGCCACCAGGTGAGATGGGTATGCCAATGATGCCCCCACCTCCTCCGCCAATGCCTGACATTAATGAACAGATTGCTCAAGTTAAAGAGCAGATTATGGGCATTCTACGCGATAACAAGCAGCGCTCTTACCGCATTGAGATTGCTACTGACTCAATGGTGGCAATCGACCAGGCACAGCAAGCACAAGAAGGTGCTCAGCTTATCCAAAGTGCAGGGCAATTCTTTGACCAAATGCGCGGCCTCGTAGAGCAGTACCCACCCCTTATTGACTTTAGCATTTCGCTATTCCAAAACATGATTAAGCGGTTTAAGGGAGGCAAGGAGTTAGATGGCATATTTACCAAAGCCCTTCAGCAAATTGGTGAGATTGCTACGGCGAAAGAAGAAGCAGCTAAGCAACCGCCTCCGCCGGATCCTGTCATGCAAGAAGTGCAAGGTAGGCTGCAAATCGCACAAATAGAAGCTCAAGCTAGGATGCAGCAAGCCCAAATGGAGGCGCAAGACCGCGCGGTTAAGAATCAAATCACTATGCAAGAGCAGCAGCTTAAGATGCAGCGTGACCAACTTGATGCGCAACTTAAGGTTCAAGACCAGCAGTTTAAAGAGTTTATAGAGCAGCAAAAGCTAGGTATTGACCAGCAAGAAGTGCAAATTAAAGCACAATCTGTCCAGGTTGATATGCTTAAAGTGCAGGCTAATGCCCAAACTGAGGCTGATAAAGCACTTATTAAGCAAGAATCGAGCCAAATGCAGCACATCCTTGAGATTCAAAAGCTGGAACTTGAGCAAATGCGTATTCGCCTATCTGAGTCTGAAAAGCTGATGGAAGAGCGTCGTCTAGCTAGTGAGCAATCTTTAGAACGTATTCGCTTGCAAATGGATAATATCAACAAAGGCCCGCAAGTTGTAGCTTTGGGCGGTGGTAACCCGTTTGGGCGCAAAAAGTCAGGTAAGATAATAGCTGATGAGAACGGCAACCCCACAGGCATTGAGATACGAGAAGAGCCTGTTGAAAAGCCAGAAGTTAGTGTAAAAAAGATTTGGTTAGACGATGACGGCAATCCAGCTGGCATCGAGCTTGAGTGATAGCACATGGCTGATAACGTAGGATATACCCCCGGATCTGGTGCCATAATAGCTACCGACGATGTAGGTGGCGTCCAACATCAGCGCATCAAGATTAGTTTGGGTAGTGATGGCGTCGATGATGGCATGGTATCAAGCGCCAATCCAATGCCGATTACAACTGCAAGCCCTCTAAGCGTGACTGGCAATTTTCTTACTGACGCGGAATTAAGAACTGCCCCTATAGAGGTTGAAGTAGGTAGTCAATCTAGTATTGCAATGTTTTTTACCCGAATACTGAATGCGCTTGCAGCACCTTTAGGATACGCAAAAGATTTACAACGATACCGAGCAACGACGTTAATTGAATCAGGGACCGTAACAACCGTTGCGACCGTAACAACTGTTTCGGGTCTTACCAACCTAAATGGGTTGGCATCAGATCGATTAGTAACCAGTGAAAATCAAATAGCTTGGGCATTAACGCATAGAGCAAGGATTACATAGTATGGCAAATACATTTAAGAAAGGTATTGATCGTCAAATGTGGGTGTCGTCGGCACCTTCGCCTAATGCTCACGCCGCTGCTTCGTTTTTAGTATCTGACTTGCGTTCGGACATCAGCCGTAATCCATTTATTTATCAAGTAGCAACACTTGCACTTCTAAATCGCTACAACATCATTACCAAATCATGGCATTTTGTTGGTACTCCAGGCATGGCGGCACTAGCCGCTGGTGGAGCTGGCGTGTTTGCGCCCTCTTTTGGCGCACAAGGAACGATTGCTTCCGGCGCTACTACTACAAGTATTCCGCTGACTACCGCACTTCCAGCAGCCGTCGGCGTAAATATGTTGGCTAATCGTGGCGGTTCGGGGGAGTACGGCTTTAAAATCCGCATTATAGGATTTACGGCTGGCAAAACTGAAGAGAGGTTTATTGTAGCAAACACAGGCGGAACAACGCCCACATTGCGATTAGACAATCCACTTACTTTTACACCAACTTCTTCAGACCGCTACGAATTGCTTGCTGGTAGAGTCATGATGCTATCATCAGGAGCACTAGCGGCTGCTTCGTGGCGTTCATTAGAAGTTGGTACAAATGCGTTTACTAACCTAACAAATACAAACTTGCCAGCTACAGTAGCAACAGATTCTCACCTTGTTTGTTTAGATGAGCAATATACGCCGTATGATTGCAATCCAGGCGAAGGGTTTATCAAAGGTACGTTTCAATACGACAACAACGTTAGTACGCGAATGGCTTTATCGGCGACGGCGGCAGCAGCGGGAACTATTACTGGACAAGCAAGTGTAGGCGATGCGGCAGTAGTTGCAAATGAGTACCGTAACTTTCAAATTCGTATTGTGCAGGATACGACTACACCAGCAGCAGTTGGGCAGCGACGAATGATAGCATCGCACACGGCTGGTCCAAGCGCTGTTTATACACTTGGAACCAACTGGACCACAACGCCAAGTGCGTCAGCAAAATTTGTTATTGAATATCCAAACTTAATATTGGCTAGATCGTCAGCAACGAACGTTGTGTATACCTACAACTATACAGACGCAACAATTAACAATGCCACAAACTCAATAGCTGCAAACGCATGGTCAGCAACCTACTTCGGAAACGCTCCTGCGGTTCATGCGGCTGGGGTAATGTGGATGCCGAGTTTTGGCATCAGACCCGATGCGGCTAAAAATAGCAGGCACTCATTTATTTACTGTTGGCGCGGTACAGCAGCAACTTTGGATCTGTTAGACATAGCAGGTGGAACCACAGGCGCTTGGACAGGCGCAATCGTTATTGATGGCGGTATTACCACATCGGCACAGTTAAGCGGCTGTTCCGCTCCATTTGATAACGAAGGCAGGATGTTTTACCTTAACAACTATGTTGCATCAACAGTCAATCAAATCTTTCGGTTTGATGTACAAAATCGCGTGCTATCGCCCTATACTCCAACAGATGAAATTCAGGCAGGTACGGGAGCTGTAGGCAATCGTGTAGCTTGTTATGTGGCATTGGATGGCAACGATACTTATGATGTAGTGTTTTTGCAGTCTCATTTATCAACGCGAACACAAGAGTTAATACCGCTGGTGTAATTATGACGATAACAGATTTAATTACATTGCTTCAAAATAAATTGTCTGCTGTTAGCCATTTAAAAACAGCGGCTTCATCTGCCGGTGATGTAGAGCAAGTACTAAAATTAGAACAAGAGGAAGTGGCAACGGAAACGCTTATTTTGCAATTAAAGCAGGTGCCAGCTAGCACTTAAAGGAGCATAAGTGTTCACCACAATATTCGCACCGCAAGGACTAGCGCCGGGTGAACTAGACACATCTGATATTCTTGATCGGTATCAACGACGCAAATCAGAATCAAAAGAAGAAGAAAATATAGCTGCGCAATTACTCAAAGCGCGACAAAAGCGATCTGAGTTAGGCAAAGAACAAAAGAAAATAGTCAATTGGAAAAGTCTTATTTACAAGGCTATTCATGGGGCACAAACGCTTGAAGAACTAGAGGCCATTCAACCGCCCCCAATTCAAACTGATTCGTCAGAAGTTGTTGCTGCTATTCTTGCTGAAATAGAAGAGCGTAAAGCCGCCAAACGAGCAGAGATTGAGCTACGCATGGCTCAAACTAAGCTAAAGATGCAAGAAGCGGCACTGCAATCTGTTAAGCTAGAAAGTGAAATATCTGCTAGACTAGAACAGCAAAGACAAGCAGTAGCAGCGATACAGGCTTTACAAGAGCAAGTAATGGCTCGTCATGCAATGGCAATGAAGATAGCTGAAGACTTACAAAATGAAGCATTTGCCCAGTTGCGGGAAGCCGAGCAAAAAGCACAGGAGTTTACACGTAAGCGTAATAATCGTATTAAGAGACTTAAAGCTCTTATGTGGTTAGCAAAATTAGACTTATGAGCAAATACCAGTTGTTCCAATACTGCCCAGTAGCACAAAAAGTTGTTCCAATCGCAGAGGTTCAGCGCCGCGTACAGTCCAATGCTCGTGACCTGTTTATACAGGACGAGATGGAACCAACGCGCAATCCGCTTAACCCAAGAGAAGTATATACCAGTAAATCAAAGCTCAGGGAGGCGTACCGCGCCGCTGGGGCTATTGAGGTTGGTGATGCTTACGACAAGGGGTACATCCCAGACCGCGAGTCTGGCGCATCTCAACGTGAGCTAGTCAGCAAATTAAAAACGCAAATGATTGACAGGTATAGAAATGGAAAATGATATTCAAGAGACAAGCGTAGAAGATACCGAGGTTTCTGTAGAGCGAGAGCCAGCCGAGCTTTCTATACGCCAATCGCTAAAACAAAATCTTAAACAGGTTGCTGATGAGCAGGAGACTCAAGAACCCGCTAAAACAGCAGATGAGGAAGCTGATACGCCAGCGGTTGAGTCTGAGCCAGCGGTCCCACAGGAGAAGCCACTTTTGGCACCTCCGGCGGATATGAACGCGGCTGAGAAAGATGCTTTTTTGAATCCAACGCCAGCTAATGCCCATATCTTACAATCCTATCTAAATAGACGTGCTTACGAGACACGCTCGGACTATAGCAGAAAAATGCAGGAGGTTGAGCAATTAAAAAAGCAAACCACTGGCTTATACGAGACTATTAAGCAGTATGAGGATGAGTACGCTAGAGACGGTATATCCATAGCTGATGTTACCAAGCGCGCTGTTGCTTGGGACAAAGCCATGCAAACTGACCCAGTGCAAACAGCGTTAGATTGGCTTGATTCGTACGGTGTGCGAATTGAGGATTTAGCTGGATACCAGCAGCAAGCACCACAGCAGCCGCAATACCTAACCCGCGAAGATGCGGAGCGCATTGCTGAGGAGCGTTACCAGTCCATACAATCCGAACAGCAAAAAAAGGCTGTTGAGTACTACAATCAACAGGTTGTAAACTCGTTTATGAGTAACAAGCCGTTATTCCGTGATCCTGAAACAGCTTCTCAGCTAGAGGCTGAAATGGCTCCCGTAGTACAGGCACTAAACGCTACAGGGCGGTACTCCTCCCCTGAGCAGGTGCTAGAAACGGCTTATAACTATGTAGTAAACGGCAATCCGACTTTTTCCGGCCTTGTTCAAAAAATGGCCGCTAAGCCGGTAATAGAGCAGCAACAGCAGGCCGTAGCGAAAGCTAAACAAGCTGCAAAATCAATCTCTGGCTCCGCAGGTAGCGGGTCTCCCAGAATAGTCGCAAAAAGTTTACGGGATAATCTGCAACGTCGCATGGGCGGCGAATAGGCTGGATAAGCCATAGCGGTTATCCCAAACAATTATAAGGATAACCAAAATGGCAAATTTAGAAGAGGCAATTGTAACGACCCTCTTTGATCAGTCAGACCAGATTGCGGATCAGGTATTGCACCACAACCCGCTTTTGGCTTCTCTGGATGATCAGGGTCTTATTCGTAAGTTCAGCGGTGGATATGAGCTTCGTAAGCCCGTCATGTACAATGATGCAGCTGTCGGAGGATTCTACGCTGGATATGATTCGTTTGACCTTTCGGCAATCGATGATGCAACAGCTTTTCGTTTCGCTATCAAGCAGGTTTATGAGCCTGTAGCAATCAGCGGACGTGAGCGTCGTGCTAACCGCGACGAGGCTGCGCTTCTCGACCTAGCTGAAATGAAGATGAACGCATCTATTGCTCGTCTTAAGAATACCGTATCAACCTCGCTTCGTGGCGATGGAACTGGTTCAGGTGGACTTGAGTTTGACGGTATTAAAAAGGCTGTATCCACATCGCCTGGTTCTGGAACATACGGAGCTATCGACCGTGGTACTAACCTTTGGGCGCGTAACCTTGCAGTAAACGTAACCCTTTCAGCTTCCAATGTTCAGGAGACTATCTCCGACACGATCAGCCAGATCGTTCGAGGTGATGAGCAGCCTGACCTTGGTCTGATGGACCGTACAGCATGGAAGTTCCTTCACAGCTCACTCACGGCTATTCAGCGTATTCAGCTTCCTACCAAAAAGGCTGTAGCTGGTTTCCGTGTGCTTAGCTATGACGGATGCGACTTCGTGTTTGACGGTGGCTTCGGTTCAGCAGTGCTTGAGACAAACTCATGCCGACTACTCAATACTAAGTATTGGTCGTTTGACATGGTTCGTGGTGCAGACTTTAAGCCGCTTGCTCCAGAGATGGCGCGACCGGTAGACCAGGATGCTTTCTTCACGGTAATTATCGTGGAAGGTAACTTGTGTTGTGCTGCTCCTGCACTTCAGGCTGTAATTTACGCTTAATAGTGGAGGAAACAGAATATGTCACAGAGTGGATCATTTGGAGTTAATTACAAAACAACTTGGAGCCTTAGTGCTACTTCGCCATATCTTTCGTTGCCTGCAACGCTAAGAGCAGTAGGAAGTGCACCAGAAGGAGAGTTTGTTTTCGTTCAGGCTGATGGTGCCATTGACCAGTACGCATTTGTAAAAATTGAGCAAGACGGGCAAGCCGCAATGCTTACAACTACAAATGCAGGTTCTCAGGGCCTCCTCGTTGGCGTGGCTCAGGTAGCTGCTGCTGACAATGAGTACCTTTGGGTATGGGTTGGTGGACTCAATGGCGGTGGAACCGGAAAGGGTATTCGAGGGAAAGTAGCAGCAAACTATGTTGCTAAAAACAACTTGAACACTACCGCAACTGCTGGCGTTGCAGACGATACTTCAACAACTAAGATTGCTTATGTTGTTGGTTTAGCATCGACTACACCTGCCGCAGCTGTTGAATTAGGTTCACTTGCTCACTTGAAGGTGAACTAATCAAATGGGGGGTAGTAATACCCCCCGTTTTATGGAGATTCTATGCCAAGCGTAACAAATTTGATTGGTTTGGGAATGCCAGCCGAGCTTTCCGCTGAGGTAGCAAACGGGACATTTGCAACCGTTACTAGTACCGCTGCGATAAATGCTACAGCTGGTGGTATTCGTACCAGACAGGCTATTAACAACGTAAATGATACAACTCCAACAGCAGCAGAGCTTACCACTTCGTTTGGTACGCCAGCTTCAGTTGGTACAGGTTTTGTAGGTGTTGTTAAGGATGCTGATGTTGATACTAACTGTTATGTGGTTGTATCCAACGGTGTTTCTTACTTTTACCTAAAGTTTACTAAAGCCGTTTAGTTAACTAAGGGGGGCTTAGTCCCCCCAATTTTATAGGATTCTTATGACAGCGGTATCGCACGCAGGGAATTTAACAACTACAACGCCGACAATGGCCACAGCTACCAGCGTTACAATTGCTGCTGCTAAGGCATTTCGTAACTTCCTAATGATTCAAAATAATTCCGCTGCAAACATAGCAATTAGTTTTAGCGGGGCAACATTGACTGGAATTGTGCCCACATCCACTAACCTTTGTTACGTTTTGCCTAGTACGGCAGGATCAAATGTGGTGCGATTTGACGGAACTTGTATACCAGCGGGAGCGATAACGGCCTATCAAACATCTGGTAGCCCTATCAATACGTTGGTCGTAATTGAAGGCTAGTGCTATAAGTAGATAGGCAATTACGCCTATTTACGGAGACGAACACATGGCACAGATCGATTGGCAGTCCATAATGTCGGGCAATTCCCAACCGAAAAAGCGCTTTTCAGGTGCGAACGTTAAGTTTTTCTATTCCTACAATGAGAATAGAGAAAAGTCGCTTAAAGAAGGGCGGCCTATATTTGATGAAATTCCTTCTATCAGCATCCAATGGCCTGGCCAGGATGAGACGGTAAGACGTATTGAGCCGCAGGATATGCAGGAATACCCAGAGATGTATGCTCGATTTAAAGCTGGTTCCGAGCCAGTCCTAGAGGGTACTCCACTGGCTGAATGGCCTATGATGAGCGGCTCTGCAATGCGTGAGCTGCAATACCTTGGGTTTAAAACAGTCGAGCAATTAGCCGCTGCAACTGATGATGTTAAGCGCAAACTTGGGCCTTTGTCTAAGTTTTGCAAGCTGGCTAAAGAATGGCTTGAAGCAGCAAATTCAGACCAAAACTCGGTAGTTAAGCTAAAGCAGCAGCTTGAGGCTGAGACTAAAAAGCGTGAAAACCTTGAGCACAAGCTAGAGCTTCTTATGCAGCGCGTTGAGGCTAACGAGGGCACTGACCTTCGCGGTACTCGTCGCGCCATGGCAGAGGAAGCAGTTGAGGACGATCTGGATTTGGACGAGTCAACAGATGAGCCAAAGCGTAGGGGGCGACCGCGTAAAGTATGAGCATAGCCACGGTTATACAGAATGTTGCTAACGAGGCAGGTTACACAGTTGAGTCGAACATCCTTACTTCTCAGGAAACGACTACTAAGCAGCTGCTGGCCATAGCAAATCGTATTAACCGTGACATCTTTGAGGCTTACCCGTGGCCGAAGACATTTGCATCAGGTGCAATAACTTTGGTCAACGGGCAAGCTACTTATCAGCTTCCTGCTGCATTTTCCTATTATCATTACGAGACGTTCTGGAATAGCTCAACCCGTTGGAGGGTGCTTGGGCCGATGACGGAGCAGGAATATGCAGAGATACGGGGCTTTGGGCTTAATACTACGGTTTATCAAAGGTTTCAGATTAGGGGTCTTACAAACTCTGAATTGCTTATCAGTCCGACTCCTGGGGCTTCTCTTGCTGGCGATATTATTATTTTTGAATATATTGCTGACCGCTCTGTCAGACCTAAAACGTGGGTCACAAACACCCCATTTGCAGCCAACTCCTACTGTTTCTTCAACGGCAATTACTACTCAACTACGGCGGGTGGCACGACGGGTGCGACGCCTCCAACGCATACTACAGGCTCGCAGTCGGACGGCGGAGTAACTTGGGATTACTTTGATGGGGCTTACAATAAATTCCTTGCTGATACTGATATGAGCATCTTTTCAGAGTCGCTACTTGAGCAGGGCGTTCTAGAGCGATTTGCTGAAATTCACGGGCTTGATAGCATTAGACCGCGATTTGATATTGCATTGAATGAAGAGTTTAGTCGTGATCAGAATGGCAAGATTATTTTTGCCGGTGGTCAGACTAGGGGCAATTTGTTTGCTAGAAACGGTGTAGCTGTATTTGGAACTTGGATCTAATGGACGGGAATCAAAACTTTCATCCTGAAGCACCAGCGTTTGCACGTAGTAGACCAGATGCTTACTATGCCTGGCTAACCAGCAACGGGTTTCCTCATCGTGTAGCTTATGACCAAACTACCGCTATTTTTGGTGCTCCTAAATCGCCAGAAGATATAAACAAAGAAAATGCTCGCAATGCTCAAATATCAGGGTTAGCGCAAACAGGCGGCATGATCGGCGGTGCTATAGCGGCGCAACAAATTGGTAGTTTAATAACTGGCGGGTCTACTGCTGCTGCTACTGGAGCAGGTGCCGCTGGAACAGCTGGCGCAGCAGGCGCTGGAGCTGGTGCGGCGGGGGCTGGCGCTACTGGTGCTGGGGCTGCTGGTGCAGCAGGAGCAGGTGCTGGAACAGCCGGTGCCGGAACAGCTGG